GAGCTCCTTGGGTAAGAATTTCCTCGACCCTGGACGCGCGGCCACGAAGTATCCGTCGCGATCCTTTTCTTTCTTCCAGGTGGCGAGCGTTCGGCCGCGGTAGCGCAGCTCGCTCGCGTCCTTCATGAATGCCTGGATTTGCGCCTTGAGGTCGTCGACGTTGGCCTTCACGGCTTTCTCGGCGGCTTGCTTAACCAGCAGATCCGCGTGCAGCGCGGCTATGGCCTCATCGGCTTCGATGACGGCTCCGCTGTCTTTGCGATAGAGCAGGCGAGCGTCGCGCGGCGTTTCCGGATCAGGCAGCGTGCGCGCCTGGACGTGCTGCCACACCTTCGCGCAACGCTCGACGATGTACGCCTCGAGGTCGCGATCCGCCGGGATCAAGTAGACCGCGATCGGCGGGAGCTTCCCGGTGAGCAATTCCTTGAGGGATTTCTCGTCGATGAAGCACACCGGCACTTCACCGACGCTGCAGCCGGCGACGGCCAGCTGCTCCTGCACCTGCCACAGCACGCGGTCCGGAACCTCGTCGGTGCCAGGCTCGCCCCATTCCTGGCGCATGTACCAGCCCACCGACTTCGCTTCGATGACCTTCGAGGGCGCGAGACCGTCGACGTGCGCGCCGAGCCAGTTGTGCACCTGGTGGCGCATCGTGTCCGGCGAGCGCACGGTGAGCTTGCCGAATTGCGCTTCATAGGCATCCAGGATCCTCGGCTCGACGAGATTGCCAATCTGCACTTCGACCACGTCGTCGAGGTTCTCGCGCTCGAGCTCGCCGAGCTTCTCGAGCGCCACGCGCACGCCATCGCCCGCCATGATCCGCGGAACGTCGGAGGAGAAAATCCCGCTCTGGCGCTCGGCGCGCTGCTTGTCGGTGATCATGGTTTTTCCCTTTCGGCGAGCATTGCGTCGGCCATCGAGTACGCGTTGTGCGCGATCTGCTGCTCGATAGTCCTGCGCGCTTCCTCGGCAGCACCGACGAGGGCTTGGGCGTTCTTGATGGAATGACAGGCCGTGCTGATCTCGACCTGCATTGCATTCGCCGCGAAGTAATCGCGCAGCGTCATGCCGCCGATTCCCCAGCCATCCCACGGACTGGTGAGATTGCCCTGCGGCGCCATCGTGAGCGGCTGCGGGAAAGCTGGCCCGCCGTCTTTCTTCATGCCGCCCACCTTGCGGCGTTCAGTCGCGCGCCGATCACGGCGAGACGCTCACGGTTCCACGTGTAGTGCTCTGGCGAGCGTTCGGGGAATGGATTCATGCTCGCGCCGTGGTTGAGAAAGCCGCTGCTGCGGCCCGCCATGCGGGCATCGGCCAAAGAGTTGACAGCGGTGTCGTCGAACCAGGGCTCGCACGCCGCGCAGATCTCGGCGCGCTCGTCGACGCCGCGCTGGATCAGCTCGTCGAGCTCCACGTCCGGGCAGCGCTCGCGCTTCACGCGAAGTCCTCGTCCCGAACGATTGCCACGTCGCCGACGATCTCGTGCGTCGTGCCGGGCCGGCAGATCGAGTGGTAGAGCTTCGTCGCTTCCGGATTGACAGGCTTGCGCGCGCTCGTGGGCCGCAGTTCGAAATGACCGACGCCGTGCTCGATGGTTGTGGTCTCGTACCCGTTATCGTCGACCAGCATCACGCGGCCATCGCGCAGGACGACCGTGTCGAGGCAGCCTGCTGCGCCTATGAGCGATGCAATGCCAGAAATGGCGGCGACGCTCGTGTCAGCGCTGACGACGTGCTGTTCCCGCGCGCCGCTCGTGCGGATGACGGTCACGTTCATCGCTCGCTCGGCGGGAAGTAAAGACGATCGCGCGAGCATTCGGTGCCGTCGGGCAGACAGTCGCGCACGGAGGCGGTGTACGGCAGCGGGTGGGACAGTTGCGCGGCCGCTTCGCCGGCGGCTGTGATCGCGGCAGCGCGATCGGCCTTCTCCTGCGCATCGGCGGTGAGCGCATCGGCGTCGCCCCAAGTCCCGACGAAGGCGATGATCAGCGCGAGGATAACGAGCGCAACACCAGCGACGGTCGCGTTGTCCATGAACGTCGCGGCGTCGTTCGGGCGGTCGTCGGCGGTTTTCATCGGAATGGATGAATGACCGAATTACTGAATGGGGGCTCTGCGGACCACGCACACCCGGCAGTGGTTGCCCCGGCCGCCGTAGTCCTGGTAGCCGTAACCGAAGGTCTGGCACCAGGCGAAGGCGCTGTCCGACTCGCGAAGCGGGGCGAGCCAGTACCACTCTTTCTGGCAGGCGCCGTCGGCGTTTTGCGCGTAGAGCAGTGCGCCCTCGGCGCGGTCCGCCAGCGAGCCGCCGAGTTTCTTGGCGAACGCCAGGGCCTCGTCGTGCGTGGCGCGCGCGAGCTGCTCGCCGAGCAGGATGACGTGGTGGCTCGGCTTGCCGTCGGCGCCAAGCACGAAGCCGCGGTATTTCTCGCCCTTGCCGATGACCGGCAGGGTGATCGTGGTGACTGAGGCGGCGGACTTGCTCCGCGCCGCGCGCTTCGCTTGCTTGACCTTGGCTGCCATCGCTCCCTCCGTTTAGTGACGGGAGCGATTCTGTCCGCAAACGCGGACATTTGTCAACAGGTGCGGACGAGACGCCTACTTCAGGCTATGGCTGATGATCTTGGAAAGCTCGTCGTCCAGGAGATGCAGCATGCCGCGGGTGAAAGTTGGGGTCTTGCGGGTCTCGCCATCGAAGCCGACGGCGTACTCGCCGTGGCCGTACATGGCGACGTAGGCAACGCCGATCAGACGACCGGCGCGGGCCTCCGCGAGCAATGCTTCGAGCGCTCGTACCGTGTCATTCGAGCCAGGGAACCTGACGACTCGTAGCCGCTCTGCCACGGCCAGACCAATGTAAGCGAGCTTACCGACAACGTCGCGCGGCAGATTTCACGCGCCGTTATTTCTTCGATATTCGCTTCGTCCCAGATCGTCCTCGATAGTGCGTTACCGCACCTTCCTGGACATGCATAGCGTGACGTTTGCGAACAGCTGGCGACGACGCTTCGATCTGCCCCGGAAGCATCTGCCCTTTCTCGGTAGCGAGCCATCGCGGGTCCACGCCCCACTTGTCGGCGATTAGGTAGAGCTGCGCCGGCTTGGGTTCGCCGCCATTGAACCAGCGGTCCACGGTCTGCTTGGAGATCCCCAACGAACGCGCGACGTCGGTCTGCCCCCATCTCACCTGGGCGTGAGCCGCGGCCTTCTGCAAGCGCTCAGCGAAAGTCATGTCCGCAAATGATGACATCGCGCTATGAGGAAGCCCGGTTTGGTCCGCAGACGTTGACAATCGTCCGCAATTGCGGACAATGCGCGAATGCTCTACGACGATCTCGTCGCGTATTTCAGGACGCCCTCCGGTGCTGCGCGTGCTCTTGGTGTTGATCGCAGGCTCGTCAACGATTGGAAGAAGAGGCGCATTCCGACTAAGCACCAGCTGCTCGCCCAAAAGCGCTCGGCCGGCCAACTCGAGCCGGACGAACAGGCAAAGCGCGAAGCTGAGGAGCTCGCGACGATCCTCAACCCGGAGGTCAAGGTCGCGTGAGCTCGGTACACCAGGCGCGCCTACTTGAGCCGGTAGCCGCGCATCCGCATGCACTTCACCAGGATCTCGGTCCGCTGCGAGCCGCGGTCAGCGCCAGCAGCGGCACCGGCGACAGCTCGCGAAGCGTCGTAGTCGCAGGCGGCGTAATCGCGATCGCGAGCGGCCTCATCGACGCCGGACTTTTCGAACGAGGCTCTGAAGTCCGGCGTCGCGCAGGCGGCGAGCAGGACGACGAACGGAATCACCTTTTTCATGTGCTGCCTCCCGAAGTTGAAGGTCGACCACTTCATCCAGGACGGCCTGGACAATGTCGGCCTTCGTGAGCACGCCCGCCCTCGGCCTGCCGTCCTTCTTCACGTTTTCGACGGTTTGGCCAGGTAACTCTAACCCAATGAGTGGCGGCCCCTTTTTTTCGCACGAATCGCTCGCAAACGTGCGCAAAGAATCTTGGCGAAGGATTGCGAGCGCATGAGCCAACTCGTCCTGCCGCGTCCGCTGATGAAGCTCGACGCGACGATCATCCAGTCGCCGAAGAACCTGCTTCGAGCCTTCATCGTCGCGGCCGAAATCGGCAGCCTTGACGATCAGCAGGCCGCGGCCGCGGCTGGCATGGACCCGTCGACCTGGTCGATGTTCAAGAGCGGCACTCGTGGCATCAAGCCGCTCGAGCTCAACACGTACATGGATCAATGCGCGAACGAGCTCCCGCTCGCGTACTGGGCGTTCAGCCGCGGTTACACGCTGTCGCCGATGGAATCGGAATTGCAGAAACGACTCCGCCTAAAGGACGAGGAGAACGCGGAGCTTAAAAAAGAGAACCGGCTGCTGCGCGAGATCGCAGTCGGGAAAGCGGCTTAGCGGGTCGACCGGCGCCAGGGGCCGGGAACTACGGGGGTGGCGTTGAAAACCAGAGCGTTCATGAGCCGCCTCAGCGGCGCCCTTCGGCGCATGCGCGGCCGCAGTCCGGTCACGCTCGCGACGTTCGCCTCGAGCAACGGCAAGACCGTGGTGATAAACGGCGCCGCGCGCTGGCGTAAAGCGCAGCCGGCCATTCCGCGCCACATCCCAGAGGACATTCAATGAACGCACCGCTGCGCACGGTGCGCCTGCTGCGCGATGTGCCGCGCGCGTTTACGCCCGCCGACAAGGCGCTCATCCGCAAGGTGCACGGCTACATGCCGGCGCAACAGCTGCTCGAGGTCTTAAACGAGCGCCTCACCTGCGATCTCGGGCCCGACGAGGAGCCGCACACGATGGAGCAGCTCTACGTCGAGATCGGCGACGACGCCGGCGACGCCGTGCCAGATGGTGGCCACGACTGGTCGAGCCTGCGCAAGCTTCTCGCGAAGGCCAAGCGAGAAGGGGTGCTCGATGCCGTCACGCGCCAGGTAATCGATGACTTCGCTGTCGTCTACTCGCTCACCGCCGCGCAGGTGCTGCGCCTGCAGGACGTGCTGCTGCGCGCGCGGGAAGGGGACGAGGCGTGAGCCGCGGCGTGATCCAGAGAACCGAGCTCGTCGGCGCGGTCCTCGACTTCGGCAGCGTGGCGATCGACCTCACTGAGTACGCGACGACCGGCGTTCGCATCGTCACGGTGGGTCCGAGCGGCATCGGCAAGACCAACGCCGGGCTGCTCATCGCCGAGCAGCTCGCGGCGCAGGGCTGGGTCTGCGTCCTGGTCGATCCGGAGGGCGAGATCGAATCGATGTACGGCAAGGCCGTCGCCGGCGTCGACGAGCTCCGCCTGCGCCTCCAGAAGCGAGACAAGGCATTCGTCGTCGTGTCGGCCGAGGACGCGTCGGAATTCATTCCCTACGGGAAGATGATCCTCGAGGCCTCAGAGGAAGAGCGCAAGCCGATCTTCCTCATGATCGACGAGGGCCAAGTGTTCAGCGCGCCGAAGAAGCGCAAGGGCGACATCGGCGAGGCCTCGGACATCGTCAACCAGTTCGCCGAGCGCGGCCGCAAGCGAGCGCTCGATCTCTTCCTCACGGCGACGCGCTTCACCGGCTCGCTGCATCGCTCACTCTTCGGCAATAAGAACCTGTCGCTCATCGGGCGCCAGGAGGATCCGACAGCGTGGGCCGCGCTCGCGCCACAGTTCAGGTCCTCGGGAATCGAGTTCAGCGATCTCGCCGCGCTCGAGCCGGGCGAGTTCTTCTGCTTCAGCCGCCGCGGCGTGGAGCGTGTGCGCATGCCGATGGCGGAGGAGCTCAAGCGCGTCGCGCCCAGGGCGAAGTCCGTCAAGCCGAAGCTGCCGTCGACCTTCAGCCAGTGGGACCGCGCGATGCGCGAGATCCCGACACCGCGGCTGCGCGCGCTCACGCAGCCCGTGGTGGGCTTGCTCGGCTCCGTCGCCGGGCTGTCATCGCAGCAGATGCTCTCCGGCACGCGCGCGCTTCAGGACGAGCTCGAGGGTCGCAGATGAAGACCTTCGCCGAAGTCGCCGAATGGTGCGCTGGCGCGGCAGAAGAATTCGGCGATCCGAGCGTCCCGGTCTGTCAACTTTTTTTCCGCTGGCAGGAAAATCTAGAGATCCCGCGCGGAGACGATGAGCTCGTCTGCGGGATGGCGGACGGCGAGCTGGTGCTTTTGCTCGGCCCAGAATTCCGGCCCTTTCTGATGACCGTAGAGCTGGGCGACATGCGGCTCGATGAACAAGGCGGGCTGCAGGCCTTCGGCGCTTATCTCGTAACGACCGGCGTATGGGCGCTCAGACCCTCGCTCAACGCCGAGGGCGCGATCCATGCCTTCGTCGTGCTGCACGGCGTCCCGGATCCAGCGCCCTGGGACCGGAGGATCGTGCTGCCATGAGCCGGGCGCCCGCCGCGTGGCAGCGGTTCGTCCTCGCGCACGGCTGGCACGCGCGTGGCCACGTGCTCGCCGCGGTGCTCGGACAGCCGGTGGCCGACGTCGAGCACGTGCGTCGAACTCGGGCGTGCACCAGGCTGAAGACGGGCAAGCGGTTCGCCGAGCTGTTCTCGCTCTGGCACGGCCGCGCACCGAATGATGTCGATTGGCCAACGCCATGGAAGGGCGCCGCAGGCGTCTACGAATGGCAGGCGCCGGAGCTCGCGCTGCTCGCGAGTCTGGTCGGCCGCATGGGTGGGGCCGAGATCTCGAGGATCCTCACGACGCGCCTGCGCTTGCGCACCGGCGATCGCCGCGCCAAACGCTCGCGCAACTCCGTGTTCGTCGGCATGCAGCGCCTCGGGCTGCAGAGCACCGACACCGTCGGCGGCATCACGCTCGAGAAGGCGGCGAAGGAAACCGGCGCGTACTACAACATCTGGAACGCGATCAAACGCGGCGAGCTGCGCGCTTTCCGGGTGGGGCGGCTCTGGGTGATCCCGCACGAGGCGTGGGAGAGCTGGAAGGCGAGCCGCGTGTTTCCGCCGAAGGGCTACGTGCAGCTGAGCACGCTCAAGCGGCCGCTCGGCATCCGCAGCGACAAGCTGTCCGAGTGGGCGCGCATGGGATACGTGCCGAGCGCTTTGCGCTGCAACCCATTCGGCACTCGCGCGAAGCTCACCAAGTTCGGCACCTGGTACATCGACGCGAAGGTGGCGAAGCGATTGGTCGCCGATCGCCGCGCCGGCCGGCCGATGCCGTGGTGGGGCAAGCCAGAGCCCTACAACCTGAAGGTGACGTGGAAGCTGCTGCAGGAGCGCCTGCACCCATCGACCTGCAGGACCTGCGCGCAGATCTGGGGGCCGAGGGGCGCGCCGGTCACCTATCAGGACTACGTGATGCGCTATCCACCGCTCGCGTTCGGAGCGAAGCGCCATCTGACGATGATCTGGAGCCCTGGCCTGACGCTCACCGAAGTCGCGCGGCACACCGGCGCCAGTGTGAGCACCGTCAAGCGGGCCATCGACAAGGGGATGCTCGAGGCCGCGCGCGCCGGGCGATCGCTCTACGTCACGAAAACGGACGCCACGCGCTGGAAGGCTCGCAAGTGTCCGATCGGCGGAAACGAGAAGTCGTGGATCACGCTCGAGACGGCGCGCACGCAGTATCTCTTCACGCTGACCGAGCTCCGCCAGTTCATCGCGGCGGGGAAGCTGCGCTCGAAGGTGGGCACGAACGGTCCCATGCGCGGCCTCACCTACGTTCCGCGGCACCAGTGCGCAAAGCTGCGCGAGACGATCGGCTTCAGCGAAGGCGAGGCGGCGCGGCGCGTCGGGGTCTCCGTACACCGGCTGCGCACGCTCCTCAAGGGAGTCGACTGGCGCGGCGCCGATGGCATCCCGCTCGACACGGTGCACGCCGTGGCCAGGCGCGTCTATTCCCAAGACGAGGGCTACACGCTCGAGCAGGCCGCCGCGAAGCTCGGCACGACGGTCGCCTGGATCCACGAGCGCAAACTGGACGGCACGATTCGCATACAGCGCGCGAAGTTCGACCGCCGCCGCATCTACGTCACGGCGCCGATGTTCGAGCGCCTGAAGCTGGCGAAGGCGAAGCCCGCGAAGCGCGAGCGCTTCACCAGCGCATGGCTCTTCCTGACTCAGGCTGCCAACGACGCCGGCGTCAGCACCGGGTCGATCTTGAAGTGGGTGGCGGCCGGCGAGCTCGTGCGGCGTCATTCCTATCTGGGCTGGCGCTACTTTCGTAAGAGCCTTCGCGCTCGAGCTCGCCGCTATTGGGAGACGGTTCGCTACCACAGGGCCGTCCCACCTGACTGGCTGCAGCGCGAACGCGTCAAGCCCGCGGCTAACGAGGAGCCCGCTGCGCTCCGCCTGGTCGCATGAGCACGAAATACGATCGCGGCCGCTGGGCTGGAGGCCTCGCCGAATGGGAGGAGGGCGACACGTGCTACCTGTCGATCGCCTTTACTTACAAGCTGCCGCAGGCGTTCTCGCGATCTCTCTTTGCCAAGGCCTGCGGCAAGAAGGTCGTCGCCGGCGGCCCCGCTCTGATGCTGCCGAAGATGCGCGCCGTGCTGCCGGGCTTCGTCGAAATCCGAGATACGTACCCGGACGCGATCGCGCGGCACAACCCGCGGGCGACGTTCGCGAGCCGCGGCTGTCCGGTCGGCTGCTGGTTCTGCATCGTGCCGAAGCTCGAGGGCGAGACCTTCACGCTGATCCCGGACTTCCCCGTTCGCCCAATTCTCTGCGACAACAATCTGTCCGCGCTGCCCGACGAGTACCAGGATCACATCGTCGAGCGGTACATCGCCGCCGGCGTTCCGCTGCTCGACGCGAATTCTGGTTTCGAGCCTCGCACGTTCACGCCGAAGGTGTACGCCAGGTGGAAGCCGATCTTGCGCGGGCCGTGGCGCTTTGCCTACGACGATATGGAGGAGACGGCCGAGGTCGCGAGCGTGCTCGAAATGCTTCGCGCCGAGCCGCAGAAACGAAAGCGGGTTTACGTCCTCATTGGTAACGAGCCGTTCGCCGAGTGCATGGCGCGCGTCCAGTTCGTGATTGACCGTGGCGGCGAGCCGCACGTGCAGCCGTACATGAAACTCACGGCGCTCGAGCGCGAGCCGCACGTGCGCTTCGATTGGACGCGCCAGCGCCTGAAGGACGTCGCGCGCTGGGCAAACACATGGGGTTGGAAGGACCGGCCCTTCGAGGAATACGACCGCTTCTATCGTAGCCACGCTCCGGCGGAGCGCTACGACGAGCAAGAGGGGCTTTTCGCGTGATCGAACCAGAACTTCTCAGGGCGCCGCCGCATTCGCTCGAGGCCGAGCAGTCGCTCCTCGGCGGGCTGCTGGTGTGGAACAACGCCTACGACCACGTTTCCTGGCTCGAGCCGGAAGCGTTCTATCGCAACCAGCACCAGATCATCTATCGAGCGATTCGAAAGGCCATCGAAGCCGGGCGCACAGCCGACATCGTCACGCTGGCCGAGGAGCTCACCGGCGTCGAGCTCGAGCGCGCCGGCGGACTGCCCTATATCGCGGAGCTTGCGCAGAACACACCGAGCGTCAGCAACCTCAAGCGCTACGCCGAGATCATCCGCGACAAATGGATTCTTCGGCAGTTGGCGATGCACGCGATGGACGTCGCGGATCGCGCACTCAATGCTGTCGAGGATCCGCGCCTGATCGCCGAGGAGGCGGGCGCCGCGTTCCTCGACATAAAGCTCGACAACGCGCGCAGCGAGATGGTGTCGATGGGCCACGCGCTCATCGAGGCGGTCGAGTGGGCCGACAACCCGGCGAAGGGTTTACCGACTGGCTTCCGCGAGCTCGACGACATCATGAGGGGGCTGATGCCAGGCGATCTCATCATCATCGCCGGCCGGCCGAGCATGGGAAAGACGTCGCTCGCCATGAACATCGCCGAGCACAATGCGGCCGCCGTGCCGGTAGCCGTGTTCTCGCTCGAGATGCAGGACTGGAAGATCGCCGGCCGCTCGCTCAAGTATCACCAGGCGATGGTCGGTCGCGACCAGGCTGTCGACCACCTCTCCGAGCTCAAGCTGCACATCGACGATTCGCCGGCGATCGGCCTCGGCCACATGCGCCTGCGCCTGCGCCGCATGAAGCGCCAGCACGGCGTCGCGCTCGCGATCGTCGACTATCTGCAGCTGATGACGGCCAGGGCCGAGAAGCGGCACGAGGAGGTGGCGATCATCTCGCGCGGTCTGAAGGCGATCGCCAAGGAGCTCGAGATCCCGATCATCGCCGTGTCGCAGCTCAACCGCGGCTCGGAAGGACGGCTCGACCATCGCCCGACGCTCGCCGATCTTCGCGAGTCGGGCCAGATCGAGCAGGACGCCGACATCATCGCGTTCACCTACCGCGAGGAGTACTACAAGCCGGACACGCCGTGGCGCGGCATCGCGGAGGTGATCGTGCGCAAGAACCGCGACGGTCCGATCGGCACGGCATACCTCGACTTCGTCGCCGAGTACACGCGGTTCAAGGCGCGCGACGGTCTGCTGCCGGCGCGTGATGAGCCGGCGTCGCGCAGCAAGGTGAAGAACTTCGAGGACTTCAAGACCAAGGCATCGGGTGGCGAATGAAGCGTCCATCCTTCCAGATGTATCAGGGCGACTGGCTCTCCAACGCAAAGCTGCGGCGCTGCTCGTTCGCGCTGCGCGGCGTCTGGATTGATTCGATGTGCCTCCTGGCCGACTCCGATGAGCACGGCGTTCTGCGCTGGCCGCTGCAGGAGCTCGCCAACGCCGTGGGGTGCAAACTCAAGGACCTGCAGGAGCTCCGAGACAAAGGCGTGCTCAAGGGGGCCGACGTCGGCGAGCGCTGCAAGGCGCTTGTATATACGCCGCGACACGCCGGGCGGGTCGGCGAGCCGGTGACGCTCCTCCCCGATCAGGATGGACCGATCTGGTACTCGAGCCGCATGGTGCGTGATGAATATATACGCACCAAACGTGCTACCCAAGGTATGCCAACGGACTCACCAAAGGGGGGCATTGGTGGCACCTCAGGTGACCACCCTTCTCACGCGCCCGCGCGTGCCCCCGCGCGTTCTTCTTCTACTTCTTCTTCTACAGAGTCAACTACATCCACCTCTCCGGAGGTGGAAGGGCCTGACGGCCCGCTAGCCTGCCCGCACGAAAAGATCGTCGCCCTGTACCACGAGCTCCTGCCGGAGTGCACGAGGGTCGTCGACTGGACGGACCAGCGCCAGGCGCTCCTTCGCAGCCGGTGGAGGGAGAAGGCGAAGCCAAACGGCCGCAGCCAGGGCTACACCACCGTCGAGGGTGGCCTCGAGTACTGGCGCCGGTTTTTCAAGTACGTCGGTGAATCCAGGTTCCTGACCGGGAAGGCGGATCCGAAGCCTGGGCGCAAGGTTTTCGTCGCGTCGCTCGACTGGCTGATCACGCCTTCGCGGTTCGTGAAAGTCATCGAAGGGCAGTACCACGACGGTGGCTAAGCGCCGTCACCGGCGAGAACGTCAACGTATTGCGGCGTCGTGCCGCGGCCGCGCTCGAGCAGGCGGCGTAAACCGAAGTTCAACCACAGCGAAGGAGTAGCGATGGCAAACGGAACGCAGAGTGAACCCGGCACGAGGAAGGGCGGCGCCAAGGGTCGCATGGATCACGAGCACCAGCCGGCGGTGAAGAAGCCGAAGGTGATCGCCGATCGCATCGAGCAGCTCGTGCGGCTGCACAACAAGGCGAAGGAGACCGCGGAAGAGGAGAAGGAAGCGATCGTCAAGGCGGGCGAGGATTCCGGCTACCCGGCGTCGGTCGTTCGCAAGTTCGTCGTCGCGCGCGCCGGCGAGAACTTCGAGGAGAAGAAGCGCCAGTGCGAGCTGCAGATGGAGCTCTTCGAGGAGGTGGGGGAATGATTGCGCTCGGCCAGATGGCGCGCGATGTCATCACCGGATTCAGCGGCCTGGTCATGGCGAAAGCGCAGTACCTCACGGGCTGCAATCAGGTGCTGCTCACGCCGCGAAAGTTGGACAAGGATGGCAAGCGCCGTGACGGCGAGTGGTTCGACGAGCAGCGGGTGGAGCGCGTCGGCAAGGAAGCCGTCAAGCTCCCGACGCTCGAGACGCGTGATCCTGGCGCCGACGAGCCGCTGCCGCCTGGGCGATGACCCGGCGTGGGCTACCTCTTCGATCAATGCCCAGCGTGCGGCAAGTGGATCGAGCTGTGCTCGCCGGCGCAGCGCACGGCATTCCGCATGCTGTGCGACACGCTCGGCGCGCAGCTCGAGTGGCCACCCGGATCCGGGCAGAAGCTGAACGTGCGGCAATGGAAGCAGCTCCTGGTCGCGACGTGGGAGCGCTCGGAAGAAAAGCGCGCGGAGTTTTTTCCGGCGCTCGACGGCGATGGAATCGACTGGGTGTATCGCCGATCGGCTGGCCTCTCGGTGCCGGAGATGTCGCACCTCATCGAGTTCGGCTTCGCGTACGGCGCCGAGCGTGGCGCGATGTTCAAGGAGCGGCGACGCTGATGTTCACCCAGGCCGACTTCAATCCTCGCCGGCGCATCGTGTGCTTCGCCCTGGTCTCGCGCTATTCGAACTTCGGCCGCGGCGGTTTCTACCGGCGGCCGTCGCGCCTGGTGCGCTTCAAGTGCGGCGAGTTCGCGTGGGACGGTGGCCGCGGCCGCATCTCGTGGCCCGAGAAGATCTACGTCTGCAATCTGCTGAGCGTCTCGCTGCCGCCGTCGATCGACATGCCGAGCTGCGAGCTGCGCACGTGAAGCGCGCATGGGACCTGGCGGTGCTCAGCGTGCTCTGGTGGGGCGGGCCAGATCCGTCTATAGGCGACGTGCTGCAGACCTCGACCGGCCGGCGCTATCAGATCACACGCTTCCGGCTCTCGCGGCCGGTGCGCGGCGTGACCACGATCCGCGCGTTCGAGACGGTGGTGCTGCCGAAGGACGCGAAGCTCGAGCCCTGGCAGAAGGTGCACGGCTGGCAATGGGGTAAGCGCAGCCGGCGGCGTGTTGATGGCCGGCGCGTGTTCCGCGGCATGACCGGAATGCGAGCGCGATCGTGAGTTTCAACCGCAACGGCAAGCCATTCTTCGCGCAGGGCCGACTCAAGGTCGGCGAGATGAACAGGGGCGAGCGGGCGTACGCCGCGCACCTCGAGCGGATGAAGGAGGTGGGCCAGATCCTGTGGTGGAAGTTCGAGGGCCTGAAGCTGCGCCTGGCCGACAACACGTTCTACACGCCGGACTTCGCCGTGCTCGCGGCCGATGGCGTGATGGAGTGCCACGAGGTCAAAGGTTTCTGGCAGGACGATGCGCGCGTGAAGATCAAGGTCGCTGCCGACCTATACCCGTTCCGGTTCAAGGCGATGAAGCCGGAGGCGCAGAAGCGCGGTGGTGGCTACATCGTCGAGAACTTCTCGGACCCGGCGCCAAAACCTGAAGAGCTGCCGGCGTCGGCGCCGCTGTTCGAGGCCACGTGAGCGTGCACAACATCGCTCGGCGCGGCCGCGCGGCGATGAAGCAGCTGCGCGAGCGCATGCGCGAGCTCGAGGCGCAAGGCAAGAGCCGGGCGCAGATTGCCCGCGCCCTCGGCTGCACTCGAGCGCAGGTAACGCGCGGGCTCGGCCCGGTCAATCCATGGCGCGGAAAGCGCGTCGCCGCCTGAAGTTTCACGTGGAGCGTTAAGGCAACAAGTGTTGCCTAAAGTTGTTGTTTCTCTGCGTTTGTGTATACCGGCTTCCTCATGAGCTGACGTTGAAATAAGAAATCTTGATTCAAGAGCGCAGGGGCGCTTTCAAGAATCAAGATTCAATCGGCTCATCAGGGAGCGTGCACGTTGGGGCACGGGGGCGCACGGCCAGGGGCTGGTCGGCGTAAGGGCGTCAAAGACACTCGCGTTCGCATCTCAGCGCTGAAGGCGCTGCGTGAGGGCGATCTCGCGCCCATCGACGTGCTGCTGAGCACGATGCGCGCGTACTGGGATCGCGCGCTCTATCAGGTCAACGACGACGGCAGCCTGAAGCGCGACGAGAAGGGCAAGCCGCTGGCGCGCGTCTACCTCGACTCGTCCTACGCGGACAAGGCCTGCGAGGTCGCGCAGGTTGCCGCACCGTTCTGCCACCCGAAGCTCTCGACCCACGTAATCAAGAATCCAGCGGGCGCCGGCGGCGTCGGTGGCATGGGCGGGCTGCACCTGCACCTGTACCTCCCGAACAGCGGCCGCGTCGTGAGCGAGGTGCCGGCGGGCGCCGCGCGCCAGCTCGTCGAGCGAGCCGCTGTTGATGCGAGCTCACCCGCGTGAGCGAGATCCAGACCCTCGAGATCAGGCCGCAGCCAGGCCCGCAGGAAGCCTTCCTAGCGAGCCCCGCCGACATCGCGATCTACGGCGGCTCGGCGTTCTCCGGCAAGTCGTACGCGCTGCTGATGGATCGGCTGCGCGCGATCAACATTCCCGGTGTCAGCGCGGTGTGCTTCCGGCGCGAAACGCCGCAGATCAAGGCGCCCGGCGGGCTGTGGGAGGAGTCGAGCTCGCTCTACGGTCTCTTCGGCGCGCTCGCCTTCGACTCGAAGCTCGAGCACCACTTCCCCGGCGGGCTGACCGTCAAGTTCGCGCACCTCGAGCGCGAGAAGGACGTGCGCAACTGGGATGGCCCCCAAGTGCCGATCCTGCTCTTCGACCAGCTCGAGGCGTTCACCCGCTATCAGTTTTTCTACATGCTCAGCCGCAACCGTGATCCGAGCGGCAAGATCAGGCCGTACGTGCGCGCGACCTGCAACCCGGACGCAGGCTCGTGGCTCGCCACCTTCGTTAGCTGGTGGATTGCCGACGACGGCTTCGCCGATCTATCGCGCGCCGGCGTGCTGCGCTGGTTCGTGCGCCAGGGCGACGACCTCATCTGGGGCGATACGCGCGAGCAGCTCCTCGAGATGGGCCACGGCGATCCGGCGCTCGCGCTCGATCACCCCGAGCAGCCCTGGCTCTCCGTCGCCTACATCCCCGGCACGATCTACGACAACAAGATCGGGATGTCGAAGGACCCGGGCTATCTCGCGAAGCTCAAGAGCCTGGACATGGTCGAGCGCATGCGCCTGCTCGGCGATCCGAAGCGCGGCGGCAACTGGAAGATCAAGGCAGCTGCAGGCCTGCTCTTCCAGCGCACCTGGTTGACCAACGCATTGCCCGCGCTGCCACTCGACGTCGAGTGGATTCGCGGCTGGGATCTCGCGGGCACGAAGAAGATCGCGAACAACGATCCGGACTGGACGGTCGGCGTGCTGCTCGGGCGCTACCGCGGCGGGCCGAACCTCGGGCGCTTCGTCATCGGCCATGCCGAGCGCATGCAGGAGTCGCCACACGTCGTTGAAGACCGCGTGTTCAAGACCGCGCAGAGCGATCCGCACGGCACATCGATCTCGGGCCCGCAGGATCCTGGCCAGGCTGGCAAGGCGCAGGCTGGTGCCTTCACCCGCAAGCTCTCGGGCTTCGATGTTCGATTCACGCCGGAGTCGGGCGACAAGGAAACGCGCTTTCGCCCGTTCAGCGCGCAGGCCGAGGCCGGTAACGTCGATTACGTGATCGGCGCGTGGAATGACGCGTTCTTCAGCGTGCTCGAAAACTTCCCCGAAGGTCCGCACGACGACGACTGCGATGCGGTAAGCCGCGCGTTCAACGCCTTCCACGGCACGCACACCGGCTTCCTCGAGTACGCCAGGCGCGAGCTCGAGCGCAGGAAGAAAGCGCTCGAGGAACGCGCGCAGCAGCTGCCACAGCCAGGCGGCGTCGAGATTGCGGATATGGGCGCGCTGCCCGGCGCGAACGCTCCGCTGCAGCCAGAGCCCGAGAAGCAGCAGCGCCCGCGCAACTCGTTCGGCGTCAGCGCCGGCGTCAAGACGCTGACGCAGCGCCAGGCGGGACCGAAGCCGATGACGGTAGCGGAGCGTGAGGCCGAGCACACCGGGACGTCCACCACGTGGCCCACGCAATGACCGAACGCAAGATGAGAAAGCGCTCGCTCATCAACCGCCAGCTTCGCCGAGCGCTATCACTTGGCGAGCCGTTGCAGTTAGTCGATGGTGCGCTTGAGCGGCGCATCGCCAAAGCGCTCAACCCCTCGCCGATAGATCGTCCTTGGCCTTTCACTGATCGCGAGAAAGCTCGTGCGTAAGCCCACCGGGACGCTGCAAGAGCGGTTGCTCGCCATCCTCGCCGAAGGTGGACCGCGAAAGCTCCACATCCTCGCCGCATGGGGTGCCAATGCCGGCTTCAACGCGATGCAGTTTGCCGCCAAAGTGATCGAGCTTCAGAACCGAGGCTGGATCGTGCGCTCCGACCATGGACGCGAGGGCACGTTCCTCGGCCTCGCAGCTGGTGTGACGATTGCGGAGACAACGTGATTTGCCCGCGCACCAGCTTCGCGTGCTTCGACCTGGACTGCACGCTCTACGGCTGCGTTGGCGACGCGATTTCTCCCGGAGCCAATCGGAACAGGACGGCCGGCGAGCGCTCGCCGATCGTGGGTGGGGCGAACGTACTACAGCCCGACGCAAGTCTGGTCGCAGGCCCCTTAGCGTTTTCGGTTGCCGCCCCTGCAAAACCGTTCAACTTGCGAGGCCTGCGTGGCTGACAACCTGCCACCCGGCCGCCGCGTGATGACCGTCGCCGAGCGCGAGGGGCTCGTAACGATGCATAAGGCTGAGCGCGCTCCAGGCCTCGGCACGAACGTCGCGCGCGCAACGGTCGATGCGGTGCGCACCGGCGCCAACGGCCTTTGGGGCGCGGTCTCGCGCATCCCCGCCGGCGTGCGCGTGTTCGTCTCCACCGTCACCGGGCAGACCTGGTTCGGCCCGAATCAGCCGCTCCCGCCGCAGGCCCAGCAGCCCGAGCAGGGCGTCGTCGGCCGCCAGCTCGACTATCCGTTCGGCTGGAACCTGCTCATCCAGCCGCGCCAGGAGGACGGCGGCATCTCCTTCTGGCAGCTGCGCGCGCTCGCCGACGCCTGCGACGTCGTGAAGGCCGCCATCCAGGTGCGCAAGGACGAGATCGAGGCCTTCGACTGGGAGTTCGTGCCCGAGGACCCCGATGTCGACCCGGACACGATGGCCGACCAGATCGCCGAGTCGCGCGAGTTCTGGGAACGCCCCGACGGCAACGCTGACTGGACGACCTGGCTGCGCAAGTGGATCGACGACATGCTGACCGTCGACGCGGTCGCGATCTATCCGGAGCGCACGCGCGGCGGGCAGGTCGGCGCGATGCATCTCATCGACAGCGGCACGATCAAGCGCGTCATCGATGAGTACGGCCGCACGCCGCCGCCGCCGGATCCGGCCTACCAGCAGATCATCAAAGGCTTCCCGGCAGTCGACTACACGCGCGACGAGCTCTTCTACACGATGCGCGACCCGCGCACCTGGAAGCTCTACGGGCATTCGCCGGTCGAGCAGATCATCACCACGATCAACCTCGCGCTGCGCCGCACGAACTGGCAGCTGAACTACTACACCGAGGGCACGGTGCCGGACATGATCGTGTCGCTGCCGAAGGAATGGTCGGCCGATCAGATCGCGCAGTTCCAGCAGTACATGGATGGCCTGCTCACCGACAACATGGACGAGCGCCGCAAGATGCGCTTCATCCCGGCGGCCGACAAGATCGAGCTGACCAAGAAGGAGATCCTCAAGGACGAGTTCGACGACTATCTCGTGCGCATCGTGTGCTTCGTGCTGCGCGTGTCGCCGCAGGCGCTGATGAAGCAGATGAACCGCGCGCAGGCGCAGCAGGCCGCCGACACGGTGAAAGAGCAGGGCCTGATGCCGACGCTGCGCTATCTCGAGCGCCAGATCAACAGGCTAAACCGCGACTACCGCGGGGTGAAGGGCATCAAGTTCGCCTGGAAGATCGAAGAGCTCATCGATCCGCTCAAGCAGGCCCAGGAGCGCCAGCTCTACGTGGAAGCGAAGGTCCTGACGCCCGACGAGATCCGCGAGGACATGGGGCGCCCGGTGATGACGGCTGCGCAGCGCGAGGCAGCGTGGCCGACGCCGCCGGCGCCCGAGCTCGGCGGCAACAAGCCAAATAGCGACGATCCATTCGCCAGCAGCGCCGCGGTGCGTGAGCTCATCAAGAGCCTCGCCGCGTCGAACGATCCCGAGCGCCTGACCAACGCCCTGCAGGTGCACGGCGACAACCTGGTCAAGGCCGTTCGCGCGATGAAACCTACGGTGGTCGAGCTCAAGCCGCGCGTCAGCTTGCGTGTGGACGGCGTCAACGTTTCAACGCCAGCGATCGACATGTCCGGAATAACCGAAATGGTCAAAGCGCATGGCGAGCAACTCGTGAAGGCGGTCGGGGAATTTGCGAAGGCGACTGGGCCCAGAGACATCTACGTCGAGCCGCACGTGCACATGACCAAACCAGGTCGCACCGTGCACAAGCGCTCGGCCGATGGAACCATCGTGAGCGAGCCGGCGGAATGAGCGTGCGCCTATCCAAAGCTGCATCTGCTGCTCGCTTCGCCGCGCTCGGCGCGCTGATCCGCACGGTCGAGATCCACGAGGGCAAGCGCCCAGACGACGTGAACATGATGACCGAGCAGCGGCCGCTGGCGGTGGTGAGCGGCGCGAGCCTGAAGGTGGATGCCAGCGAGCAGGGCTTCACCCTCTCCGGCCTCGAGGTCGCGTGCGCCGCGCGCAAGGGTCTCGCCTCATGGTTTCGCGGGCTCGATGCCCAGGGCAACCCGGTGCTCGATGGCGTCGTGGGCAAGGCTGATCCCAAGCGCCAAGCGCCGGCCGACATGCTGATGGACGACATCCAGATCTGGGAGGGGATGGAAGTCGAGATCCCGGAATTCAGCTACCGCGTGAAAGCGCGCCTGGTGGCGGCCACATGATCATCGAAACGAAGCTCGGGCCGATCGACGAAGCGCTGCTCGAGAAGAAGATCTCCGAGCGCCAGACGCCAAGCGGCGTGATGCGCGCGACCGAGTATCGCAAGGACGGCGAGCTCGTGCGCCGCGACGCGGTCTTCAGTCCTGGCGAGAAGCTCTCGCAGGAGCCACTGCAATGAACGCTGCGCTGCGCCTTCCGGCATTCGACCTGATCGAGCTCGGCAAGCGCTGGTGGGCGCTGCTCGCCGGTCTGACCACGGCGATGTGCACGAGCTTCAAGGCCGAGGCCGCGCAGGCGCTGCACAACTTCACCAACGGCCAGCACGTTTTCAAGATGGCCCTGTTCAAGGCGAACGCCTCGATCGCCGGCACGTACGGCGCCGCGACCACGAACTACTCGCAGATGGGCACGGACGAGCTGGGCACCGCCGGCGGCTACACAGCGGGCGGCGCGACCCTCACCAACACGACGCCTGCGACGGGCGGCACGACGGCCTTCTGGTCCTTCAGCAGCCCGGTGCAATGGACCAGCGCCACGTTCACCACGCGCGGCTGCCTGATCTACAACAGCTCGAGCGGCAATCGATCGGTGGGCGTGTGGGACTTCGGCGGTGACGAGGCGATCGTCTCGGGCACCTTCACGGTGAATATGCCGACCAACGACCAGAACAACGCGATCCTGAGGTTCACCTAATGGGCCAGGAATCTCAGGTCATCCACGCGCCGGACAGCACGGGCGCCGGCGTGCGCACGATCTCCGTGATCACGCTGATCAGCGGTGTGCCCACGACAGTGCAGATGCAGGTCGTGGCGATCGCCGACGAGGCTGGCAATGTCATCCGAGATTTCGCCAGCTACAACATGCAACTCGCGATGCTCTCCGAGCTTCGTGCGCTACGCCGGGCGCAGTCGCTGCAGAGCGGCGCATTCGATCCGGTCCCCGAGAGCCCAATCGCACTACAACCATAAAGGCGAACGCCAATGCTCTCACCGTCAGCACTAATCCGCGGAATCGTCAGCCGGTTCCTGCCGGCTGCCAACGCGGACAATCCGCAGGTCGATGTCCCGCCACGCTTCGGCCGCTACGGCGAGCAATACGGGCTCTCGCTCGTGCGCAAGCAGCACCTGCTCGCGGACGAAGGCTCGTACTTCGTCACGAACAACAACGCGCAGGCGGGCATCCTGTCGAGCCCCGCTACCGGCTTCGTTGCGACGACGCCGGCGATGATCGTCTACAACACGGACAAGGCGTCGGCATCCGGCTACAAGCGGGTTTACCTCGACATCCTTGACCTGATCACCACGGTGGTCGGATCGGCAGCGTCGGGCTTGGTCAACCTGCAGGCGGCGCTGTATCTCGACAACGGCAACCGCTACTCCTCAGGCGGCACGGAGATCACGGCCAACATCGTCGGGCCGAACGCCGATCTCTCGCCCAAGTCGATCGCGCGCGTGTGGTTCGGCGCGCTTACGGCCACGGCCGCCTCGGGCGCGGTGCGCGCGCTCTCGCCGCTGCGCGTGGTGCGCCCGGCCGTCTCGGGCACGGTGCTCGACGTGGTGGGCGAGACCAAGCACTTCAACTTCGGCGCGGTCGAGGCCCTGCTCAACGGCTCCATCACGATCGCCAACGCCAACAACATCCCGGTGCCTCTGCCGCCGGTCATCCTCGGCCCGGACACCTCGGCGCTGCTCTATCTCTGGCAAAACGTGGGCGCGACCAACGTCGCCGCGACCTATGCACCAGAGCTCGCCTGGTTCGAGCGCTGATCTGACGTGACGCTCCTCGTCCTCCTCGACGCACCGATCGACTTCGCGGTAACGCTGCAAGGCGTCTCCGCGCAGGGCGTGCTTGGCGCGCCGATCGTCGAAGAGGTGGTCACGCTGACCAGCGTCTCAGCGGCTGGATCCGTTGGCAGCTTCGTGCCGCAGGACACGGTCGCACTCACGGGCCTCGCGGCTACTGGTGTTGTCGGCAACTTGACTCCGGAGGAGCAGCTCGCGCTCGCCGGCGTATCGGCCACCGGTGCGGTCGGCACGTTCGTGCCCGAGCTCAAGCTCACGCTGGCCGGGATCTCGTCCGCCGGCGTCGTGGGTACGTTGGTACCAGCCGATGTGCCGATGCTCACCGGCGTGTCCGCAGTGGGCGTGGTCGGATCCTTCATGCCCGAGGACGCCTTTGCGCTGGCTGGCCAGGCCTCGAGCGCCGCGGTGGGCGCGCCCGTAATCGAGCTCGCTGTGGCGCTCCCGCGGTTATCTGGCGCTGGCGCAGTCAACACCTTCGCGCCCGAGCTGGCACTCACCTTGGCGAGCGTATCGTCCGCAGGCGCGGTCGGCTCGCTTGCTTTCCCGACGGATGCGACCGTGACGCTGACGAGCGTAACGGCCGCCGGCCTGGTCGGCGACGTTTCGGTGGATCTGGTGATCGAGGCGAGCAACGACGGCGCAGCCGCTCCGACGCGCATCCGCGTCGCCAAACCGCGCCGCGCGCTCGCGCACTTCGCCTTGGAAGAAGAGGTCGAAGAGTTCGAGGCCGCCGCCACGCTCGTCACCCGGATCGTGAAGAAGCTGCGCGCCATCCAGGTACCGCGGCGCCGCGCGCTCGCGCCGGTGCAGCTGCTCGAGCCCGTGACCGGCAACTGGGCCGAGGTCCTCGCTCGCACGCGCCCGGCGCTGCGCTCAGTCAAGGCCATCGATCAGCACGAGCGCCCCGAGCTCGTCGCCCTGGCCAGGAGCCGCGACGTCGACCTTGAGTTCATCGCCATGCGGGAGGCCGCGTGAAACCAGAGACCGATCTCGAGCGTAACCAACGCGTCCTCGAGCTGCGCCAGCGCAAGGTCGTTGGCAACGCCGCGCTGCGCAAGTCTGTCGGCCAGCTGCGCGAGGGAAAGCTGCCGCACGCCGGCGGCAAGCAGTACGCCAAAGGCCTGCGCCAGATGCTGCGTGCGGGCGAGCTCGAGGTCATCGACATCACCGCTCCCGGTCGGCTGGCGCAGTGCTCGCGAGCACCCAGCGCTGAGGGTTCGACTCCCTCCGGGAGCGCCACATGACGCTGCGCCGCATGCCTGCAGGCCTGCGCCAGCTCGCCGGCGTGGTCCTCGCCGTGATCATCGGGCTCGCGCTGACGCTCGCGGTGGCGCTGATCATTGATTTCATCGTGCGCAGCACGGACCCGCGTGCGGCCATGCGGCACACGCAACTCGACATCATCGACGAAGGCGTTCTCCTGCATCCGATATGGCGGCCAGACGACTCGGTGCCGCCGTTCGCGCGCGAGCAGATCTCCATCGAGGCCGATGAATCTTTTAACCAAGCAAAGGAGCAGCGCCATGAAGAAAGGTATGCAGGGACCGGTGCCAACGCCGGAGAAGTTCGCGCCTGGCGACTACGCGGAGGCGAGCAACCCGAGCGCGGCCAGCGGAGCGCGTGTCACGACGGGGGCGGAGTCGTTCCCGGGAACCGACGCGAAACAGGGCGCGAACCAGATGAACGACACGCGCGGGCCTGTCTCGGTCGGCAAGGCGCAGACGGTCGAGGAGCGCGAGGCGAAGCGCTGATCTATCGGGGCCGCGGCGGTGGCGAATCTGAACCTCCTCCTCCTCGCGGTTCTCGTCGCCTGCTGTCGGCCCCGGCCAACTTCCAAGGGAGAGCGTGATGCCGTTCATACCGAACATGCAGGGCGGGACCAACGCGATCGTCGCATCGTCTGGAAACTCGCAGAACCTGGCGATCCCGAACGGCGCCGGCCTCGAGGTGGCGCTGTTCAACAGCGACTCGTCCAACGACGCCTTCATCGAGTTCGGCACGTCCAACCAGGTCGTGGCCACGGCGCCGACGGACGGCCAGGCGGCCGGCGGCTCGATGCTGATCCCGCACGGGACGGTCGCGCCGCTCATCCTCACCATGCCGGCGGGCACCACGTTCTGGGCGGTCACCGCGCGCGCCGGCTCGCCGCGCGTGACGCTCACCAGGGGGCGCTGGGCGTGAGGCTCTGCGACAACCACTTCGCGGAGCTGCGCCAGCACCTGCAGACGCTGCGCCTGGCCGAGTACTCCTCGCGCACCCATGCGCAGGCGCGCGAGCGCTACGAGAGCGATGGCTACACGCCGGCGCCGCAGACCGTCGACCAGTTCGACGGCGCGCTCGTCGCCTACCACGCGCTGCTCGAGGAATCGGCGAATGCCGTGCGCGGCGACTCGGAGCGCTTTCGCGCTATCTGCTTCAACGCGATCTGCCCGCTTTGCTCGTTCGACAAGAATGAGTCGGCCAACTGGCTGATGCAGGCCGCTGCGATCGCGCGGGTCACGTTCGACTACCTGATCGGGGGGCACGCGTGATCGAGTGGGTCCTCTACGTGATGCTCGCCGTGCAGCTGAACGGTGGCGAGACCGTATACGTCGGCGCGATGGCGCGCGGCAACCCGGTGCACAAGAGCGCCGAGGCCTGCCGTGAAGCCGGTGCCAAGTACGCGCAATCGCACGTCGTGGTCCTCTGCGACCCGCAATACACCAAGGCTGCCGAGAAAAAGCCGAAATGGCTCCGGCCGGCCTTGCCTGAGCAATTCGAGGTGCAAGCGCAATGAGCGCCCGCGATGCCTTCATCGTCATGCGCTGCGGCTGCGGCACCGTCCACAAGGTCGGCGGCCGCGGCGGCTTCTATGACGTGGCCTGGACGCCGGCGCCGCGCGATGGGCAGCTCGCCAAGCGCTCGAAGGCGAAGCGCACGGTCGTCGCCGAGTACGTCGACAAGCACGCGCCGCGGCTCACGAAGCGCCTGACCACGATCTTCGCCCGCATAGCGCGCGACGTGGCGGCCGCCGCCCAGAAGCAGCTCGAGCACCGCGGCCTCGAGGCGAAGCACACCGGAAAGCTGGTGAGCTCGGTCCGCCTCACCAAAGATGACCTGGTCAACGCGGTCCTGCGCGAGCTCGAGCTCGAGGGCTATGAAGACGAAGTGATCCGCGCCGTGCGGCCGCTCATCGAGGAGGCGTTCCGCGACGCCGGCATGTACGGCCTCGAGCAGGTCGGCGTCGACGTCACCGCCGAGGCGAAGAAGAACCTGTTCGAGACAGCCAAGGCCTTCGCCGAGGAGCGCGCGGCCGAGCTTGTTGGCAAGCGCGTCGTCGCAGGCGAGCTCATCGACAACCCGGATCCGCGCTGGGCGATCACCGAGACCACGCGCGACGGCCTGCGCGACCTGGTCACCAATGCGATCGACCAGGGCGACTCGCCCAAGGAGCTCGCCGACGCGATCGAGGAGGCCTACGCCTTCAGCGAGTCGCGCGCCGAGATGATCGCGCGCACCGAGCTCGCCTATGCGCACGTCCAGGGCAACGTCGAAGCCTGGCGCGAATCCGAGGTCGTCGAGATGAAGCAATCGATCCTCGGTGACAACCACGACGACGAAGACGAGTGCGACGACGCGGCCGACGAAGGCCCGATCGCGCTCGAGGACGACTTCGAGATGGGCGAATTCGGGCCTCCGTATCACCCGAACTGCGTTTGCGCACTGATCCCGATCGTCGCTGAACAGCCGGCGGCCGACGTCGCCGGCGAGGAGGTCGCCGCATGAGCTACCTGATCGTCTTCGTGGCCGGAGCACTGATCGGCTGGCGCGCACCGGCGTTCGTTTCCTACTACCGCTATTTCCGCCCGCGCAGCACGCGCTCGAGGGCAATCCTCGGCGCGCTGCTCGCCGCGATCGGCATCAACCCCGTCGTCCAATGAAAAGGAGATCTACATGAGTTATTCGTTCAGCGTCCGCGCCGCGTCCAAAGCAGCTGCAGTCGAAAAGGTGGCCGAGGAGCTGGCCAAGGTAGTGCAGAGCCAGCCTGTGCATGCCGCCGATCGGCAGCAGGCCGAAGCGGCCGCCGGCTCGATGCTCGCCGTTTTCCCGGAGCCCACCGATGAGCAGGACATCACGGTGTCGGTCTCGGGGTGGCTCAGCTGGACGGGCAGCTACCCCGACAGCCACGTCATCTCTCAGGCGAGCGTCACCGTCGCCGTCGGGCTTGCCGCCAAGGCCGTCGCCGCAGCGTGAGGATCCTCGTTACCGGCGGCGCAGGTTTCATAGGCTCGGCAGTCGTGCGCGAGCTCGAGGCGCTCGGACATGCCGTCGTCGTGTACGACGCGCTGAGCTACGCCGGTAACGAATCCAATCTCGAAGGCACGCGCATCCAGCTGCGCAAGGCCGACATCTGCGATCGCGATCGCGTCAAGGTGGCGCTCGACGAGTTCGGCATCGAGGCGGTCGTGCACATGGCTGCCGACTCGCACGTGCAGCGCAGCTTCGGCGACTTCCAGCGCTTCATCCGCACCAATGTCGCCGGTACCGAGACGGTGCTCGACGCTTGCGCCGCGATGGGCGTGCGCAACGTGGTGCACATCTCCACCGACGAGGTCTTCGGCTACGTCACGCACGGCAACTGGGCCTATGAGGATGCGCCGCTGCGGCCGCGCAACCCTTATTCGGCCTCCAAGGCGGCCGCCGAGATGGTGGTGCGCGCCTACCGCGAGTACCGCGGCATCCAGGCCAAGCTGGTGCGCCTCTCGAACTGCTATGGGCCGCGCCAGCACATAGAAAAGCTGGTCCCGCGCGCGATCGCTCGCATCAGCTCAGGCCTGCCGGTTGAGCTCCACGGCGACGGCATGCAGATTCGAGACTGGCTCCACGTCGAGGACGCGGCGCGCGGGATCGCCGAGGTCCTGCTCGAGGGAGACCCTGGCGGCACGTACAACCTGCCAGGCGGCCAGGAGCGCTCTGTAGCGGTCGTCGTCGGCACGATCGTGCGCGAGATGGGCCTCGGGAACGTGGTGATGGCTCCCGATCGACCTGGCGGCAATGACCGCCGCTATGGCATGGCGCGCAGCGAAGCTCGGCTCACCTGGCGGCCGCTGACAAAGTTCCTCGACGGCATTCGCGAGACCGTGGAGTGGTATCGCGCTCACCCGGAGCGCCTGAACGTCGAGCTCGAGGCGGCCGCCTGATGGCCAAGCTCATCGCCCGCAAGACCTACACCTCTTCCGGTTCCGCCACCTCCGGCATCACGACGTACGGGACCGTTCGTCAAACCAACCCCGCCCCAGCGGTGAGCCAGCGTGCGCGGCGCCGCAACAGGGTCCGACTCCGCGCGCGATCTGCTTCCAAAAAATCCAAGGAGTAACTCCATGAACGTGCAAATGGTTGCACCAGCTGGCCGCACCGGAACCATCCTGCTCTGGGACGGCACCAGCGTGAAGATCGACGCGAGCGGCTATGTCACCGTCGACTCGATGTATGCCCCGGCGCTGCTCGCCGGCGGCTTCGTGCCGCTCGACCCGTCTCAGATGGCGACGCTCTTCGGCAACGCCACCTATGCGCCGAACACCTTCAGCTTCTTCGGCGAGGAAGGGAACCTGTACCGCGTGGCCGCCAACCCGGTGGCCGGCAACGGCGCGGACACGGCAGACGACGTCCTGGGCGGCATCGTCATCCCGGCGAACGCTTTCGACAAGTCTGGCCGCGGTCTTTGCATCACGGCGAGCGGCAAGTTTGCCGCCAACGGCCAGAACAAGCGCTACCGGCTCTGGCTCAATCCGACGCTCGCCGGAAACAGCGTCGCCAACGGCATCATCTCCGGCGGCAACGCGGTCGTCGGGCCCGGCGTCCTGCTCCTCGATTCCGGCACGCAGACCGGCAACGGCGTCGGCTGGCAGCTGAGCGGCAACCTCTTCAAGTACGGCGCCGCCGGCTCGAACACGCAGTTCTTCCAGGGCTCGCCGGTCAACGGCGCGACGCACGGCGGGATTCTCACGCCGGTCTTTTCGACGATGGACGAGACCTCGGCGATGACGCTGGTAGTCACCGGCGCGTCGCAGACCTCGGGAAGCGCCAACGACACGGTGCTGAACTTCTTCGAAGTAAACGCGATGAACTGAGCGCCAGTCGGCACGCGCGCCGCTCCCCACGGCGCGCACCGACGGCCTCCTACAAGGAGAAGAAAAATGAAACCGGAGCAAATCGCATTTGCGCGGCTGATCAAAGTCGACGAGGAGAAGCGCCTCGTCTACGGCCGTGCGTGCCAGGAGGTCGTCGATCGCGTCGGGGAAATCTTCGACTACGAGTCGAGCAAGCCGCTCTTCCAAAAATGGAGCAAGAGCCAGCTCGAGGCGTCGATGGGCAAGAGCGCGGGAAACATCCGCGCGATGCACAAGGATGTCGCCGCCGGCGTGATCGTGCCGGAGGGCGGCCTTGTGTTCCACGACGATGAGCGGGCGATCGACGTCTGCTCGAAGATCGTCGACGACGCTGAATGGGCCAAGGTGCTGAGCGGCACCTATACCGGCTACTCGATCGGCGGCAGCTACGCGAAGAAGTGGGAGGACCCGGAGCTCAAGCGCACGCGCTACACGGGTGATCCGATCGAGATCAGCCTGGTCGACCGCCCGGCGGTTCCGACCGCCACGTTCTTCGAGATCCAGAAGCGCGACGGATCGATGGACGTGAAACCGTTCAAGCAGGACCGCAAGGCGATGATCGCCTACCTCGTCGAGAAGGGCCAGAAGGCCGAGATCCTGGCCAAAGCGCCCGACGACGACATCGAGCAGCGCTACGTCGAGGCGATCGTCACGTCGCGCCTCGAGGATCTGCGCACCGGAAAGTCGAAGCCGGCCGCCACGAAGGCGCAGCTCATCCTGGATGGCAAGGACCTGGCCACGTTCGTCGACGATCCGAAGGTCGGCGACCTGGTGGAGCTCGGCGGCAAGCAGTACGCCGTCCAGAAAGTCGAAGCTGGCAAAGCGGTTATCGCGCTCGCGCCCGCCGACGAACAGGGCATCACGGTGGTGGGCTCGGACGACGAGCTCGCTGCCTTCGCGAAGCTGCTCGACGACCACGGCCTCGAGATGAAGGACGTGATCGTCCTCGTGAAGCGCGGCCTGCCGAACGCCGAGCCGACCGAGGTGGAGATCGAGGCCGTCGCGCGCACGCTGTGCGAGGCCAAAGGTCAAAAGCCCGACGACGCCGGTGCCGACAAGGCGCTGCTCTGGAAGTCCTACATCCCGGCAGCGACCGATGCCGCGCGCAAGGCGAAGGCGAAAGACGACCTCGCCAAGCCGCGGCGCGCGCCAGGCGCGGCGAAGAAGTTCGCCGACGAGGCGAACAAGAAGTACCCGATCGACACCGAGGAGCAGATCCGCGCCGCGTGGGACTACATCCACGGCGCAGCTGCCACGAAGAAGTACTCGGCCGACGAGATCAAGATGATCCGCACGGCGATCGCGCTCGAGTGGAAGGCGAAGATCGACAAAGACGGTCCGCCGGCGCCAGCCGATGCGACAAAGGCCGTCGACGCGCTCGCCAACGCGATGGCGAAGATGGCGAAGGCCGCCCCAGAGGACAAGGAGGCCATGGCCAAGCTGCAGGCGGCCGCCGCGCGCGCGCTGCTGCGCAAAGGGCTCTACACCTGCGCCGAGTTTGCCTACCTCATCAACTCGCTGTGCGGCCTGGCTGAGGGCGTCGAGTGGGAGGCCTATCACGAGGGCGACGGCTCGCAGCTGCACGTCAAGATCCGCGAGGGCATCGCGCTGCTTGGCGAGGCGCTCGGTGAGATGGTCGAAGAGGAGATCGCCGAGCAGATCGGCACCGACGACGCCGGCGGCGGCGCGATGGCACTGCGCGCGTCGCTGCAGGGTCTCTCCAAGCGGCTCGAGGCGCTCGAGAAGGGCGCATCCGAGAAGCACCTGGTGGTCAAGGCCGCGCACATGCAGAAGTGCCACGACCACGTGGTGAAGATGGGCGCGGCGTGCTCAGGCGCGATGGACAAGGCCGCGACGCCAGAGATGATCAAGGCGCACGTCGCAGTCGCCCAGGAGCACCTGGACAAGTGCCACAAGATGCTCAACGCCATGGGCTCGGACTGCTCGAGCGACGGCAAGGACGACGACGACGCGAAGAAGGCCGCAGCGCTCGCGCAGCGCGAGGCGCTGAAGAAGGCGCACCCGACCCTCTCCGAAGTGCAGCTCGACGCGCTGCTGAAGGCTGAGCCGATCGCAGCTCCGCCGGCGGCCGCGCCAGCAGATCCTCTCAGTAAGGCAATCGAGGCGGCGCTTGCTCCGATCAAGCAGGAGCTCGCGGGCGCGAAAGCCACGATCGCGAAGCTCGAGGCCGAGCCGCGCGCGCCGAAAGCGCGGCTGCTCGCCGTCAGCAAAGCTGATGACGTGGATCCGGCTGCCGGCGGCGGTGCCACCAACGACAAAGCGCCGGGCCCGGTGTTCAAGGCCGACGGCGTGACGATCGACGCGGATGCAACGGCCCTGGCCATGACGAAGTGGGTCCAGAGCCGCGGCAAGCCGCTCGTGGACATGAAGCGATAACGGAAGCCGAGCCCCCCCCTGACAACCACAACCGGCCCCATGACTAACCGCAGCCCATAACCCGCTAGCGCGGCGGAGTTCGCGCGAAGAAGTCCAAAAAAATTCA